GTAGCCGATTTGGCAGCGAGTATCAAAGATGGGCGTTATCAAGAGCAATCGTATCGGCTAGATGGCACCGAGCTTCACAACCACAATATAGTTTATTTGATTGAAGGGAATATGGCGCGCGCAACCTTTGATAAAAACGCATTGTATTCGTCCATGTTCTCTCTACAATACTACAAAGGGTTCTCTGTTTGGAGAACATTTTCTATTGATGAGACTGCGACGATTCTGTGCAACAGCATCAAATATTTAGCAAAATCTTCGGCGACGCGGACAGGGTATTATGTGGGTTCAAGCGTCAGCGGGGGGAGTGGTGGGTCAGAAGAACCCAAAACTAGCAGCGACAAGGACTATGTGAATGTGGTGAAAACAATTAAAAAGGATAATGTTACTCCTAACAATATAGGCGAAATTATGCTGTGTCAAATACCAGGAGTTAGTGCGAATACCGCCCTCTCCATAATGGAGCATTTTAAATGCATGATTAATTTGATTGCCGACCTACAAGAGCATGGTGCGAGTTGTTTAGACAAAGTAGAGTTGAAAAACGCCAAGGGAGCGAGTAGAAAATTAAATAAAACATGTGTAGCAAACATAATGAAATTTTTATTGCAAGAATAATGGCAAGAATAAATTATAATTTAATAATATAAGCATGCAGGACGGATTTATGAATATTATTGTGATTTTAGGAATTATAATTGGGGTATTGTTCTTTTATTCTAGGTCGGTTCAACTGGATGTCTATGTGAAAGAGGGGATGACACCGAACACTAGAAAAAGGGGCGACCCTGAACCCACTAGCGATATGGCGGACAATGTTAGCGACCTTGAAATTAAGCTAGACAAACTTAAAACGTCAGTAAGCATTGATGCCAATCGCAAGAATTACGAGAATATGATAATAAATTACGAAGACATTATCAGTTATTCCATGATGAACAGGCTCTCTCAAATAGACCCGAATGGCAAATTTAGCGACATATCAGCCGATTTCAGCGAATTAAATGAGATGCAAAATGCAAAGAAAACGTTGAACGATATGATGGCGTGGTTGGATAAAAAATAAAACGAATAAATTTACACCTTTTTTCATTTAAAATGCTGATTTTAAATGAGATTTTTACTTATATTTAAACACAAATCCAGCAGAATTATTTCTTTTTCCAGTTAAAACTTCACTTATCTTGATAGTTGATGTAATGTGATGTTCTTTTTGTAAGTATTCCCTTGCCTCAAATTGATAAGTAAACGTTTCTATAAATATTCCATCTTTTGTAAAAACATCAAAAGGTTTGTTTTGTCCTTGTTTGTCTAAGTTTTTTTTTCTGGCTTCTGGATGGTCCTTATTAAATTGTTTCATTCTTTCACTATTTTCTTTTCTGGCTTCTGGATGGTCCTTATTAAATTGTTTAATTCTTTCACTCTGTTCTTTTCTAGCTTCTGGTGTAAATCGTTTTTTCTGTGTTTCACTCGCTTTTTGTCTTGCTTCTGGATTGTTTACATAATGTTTTGCAATAATTTCCCCATGTTTTTTTCCAGCGTCTGGATTGTCTACAAAATATTGGGTTCGTCTTTCACCCTGTTCTTTTCTAGCGTCTGGGTTGTCTAGGTGAAATTGTTTAAGTGGTGCAACACATTTTTCTCTTGCGTCTGGATTGTTTTCATAAAGTTTTACCAGTCTTTCACTCTGTTTTTCTCCAATTTCTGGATGTTCTTCATGATACATTTGCATTCTTTCACTATGTTCTTTTCCAGCTTCTGGGTGGTCTTTGTTAAATTGTATCAGTATTTCACTATGTTTTTGTCTTGCTTCAGGAGTTTCAAATTGTTTTTTACTATTTTCACTTGCTTTTTGTCTAGCATCTGGATTATCTAGATAATGTTGTTGCAGTTTTTCGCCTTGTTCTTTTCTAGCGTTTGGATTGTCTTCGTAATATTTTTTCAGCGTTTCAATACATTTTGCTTTTGCTTCTGGATTATCTATATAAAATTGTATCATTCTTTCACGATGGGTTTCTCTCGCTTCTGGGTGGTCTTCGTAATATTTTTTCAGTGTTTCAACACATTTTGCTTTTGCTGCTGGATTGTCTTGAAATAGTTTTTTCATTCTTTCACTATGTTCCTTTCCAGCTTCTGGATTATCCATGAAGAATTGTAGCCGTCTTTCACTATTTTTCTGATTATCCTCTTCTGTAAAGACATAACCATTGAATCCCTCTCCACCATACGTCATATTAGACCCATTTCCATTCATATAATATGAATTATACTCTAGAATGTATGCAATTTCCTTCTCATTTAATTCTTCTGGTGTATCTGCTCTATCTATTTCTATAAGTTCAAAGGTATCCACCATATCATAGGATCTTAAAGCATTATATAGACATTTGGTATCACCACTTTTCGCACAACGTTTATGTTCTCGTTGTCGTTGTTTTAATGAACGTGACGTTAGACCAATATAATGTTTTCCGTGAGGGAATTCTATTTTGTAAATATATCCGAATGGCATGTTGTTATATATTATCGGTTATACTTTATTAATTATTTCAATTTTATAAATAATAAGGCGTTTTATGCAACAGCAATCATAACTTCGTTATCTTTATAGTACTTGGAATCAACCAAAAATTGCGTATATTCCGCACCACCCCAGTTTGGATCCATCGGATTCGGACTCATCGCTTTGGACTCGTTGATAACATCCAGTTGGTCTAATGGTGTATGTTTTCCGCTATAATAGCTGGACTCATCAAATGACGGATACGAATTCTTGTTATACGGCGGGTCATTGGTAGTCGCGTCAACTAATAAGGTGCGTTCTAAATTCGGGTACCTGTTAGAAGGGTCCATTGCATAACTGCTTGATGGAATTGAAGATTGGTCGGGCGAGGTAGGATTTTCAAGTCCAGGTATTCCAGGTTCAGACGGAAACTGCGTAACGTTTGCGTCTAGCGATGCGGTGGTAGGAGGCAATCCGCCCTGTGGCTCAGTGACACATGGCCGCGCTTTATAAGTCATGTTTCCTTGACTATCATATACCTCTTGTAAATATAACACGGGGCATCGTATCCCTTGACTTCGTTGCCAATCTAAGAATTCCACATATTCTTCTAAATTATTAAACCTGACGGGATTTACGCCAGGAACTTCTGCCAATTTAGTATTGTATAAATAAAAAGCAGCCCCCTTTTGTATTAACATATTCGGACATCTACCGGAACTGCCCCCCATTACAGACATAGTTTCAAGCGTATAACTTCTTGTGTAAAAATATATGCCCGCTAAAATGCAAATGATTATAAATATCTTTAAAGCCATGATTATATATATATATTATTAGCAAAAGAATTTTGCGTGAATCTTTTATTTTCTCAACTAATATTATTATAGAAATGCCTGTTATTCATATACCTTCAAAAATGAATCAAACTAAAATGAAGGACAATGCGTCTGCAATAAACAATTTTTTAAAAAGCGGAAAAAATGCGTTTGTTTTAATTTATATGGATGGTTGTGGTCCATGCATGAGCACTCATCCAGAATGGAAGAAACTTGAAACTAAATTTGGAAATCAAGACGATATCGGTGTATTTGATGTAGAAATGTCCAACTTGGCAAATATTGACCACGAAGGGTTAAAACGTAACATTGCTGGATATCCGACAATGCGACATGTACATGGAAACACAACAAGTGAGTATGAAAAATGTGAAAACATATCTCATGACCGAACACACGAATCGTTTGTAGACTGGATTAACAAAATAAGCTCGGCTAAGAAGAGTTCCATGCGTGGAGGCTCTCGTGCAAAAAGGGCGAGGCGGACCAAACGCGCAAAGCGCACCCGTGGCGGACGAAAGTGGAGTCTAAAGTATAAGCGCAGTATCAATTGCCGTCGCCCTCGCGGGTTCTCCCAGCGCCAGCATTGCAAGAGTCGTAAATAAATCGTGACGATAAATGGTTTGTTATATTGCTAAATAATATAACAAATGAGACGATATAATAGAGAAATAACAATAAAATTGATTTAGAATTATGCGAATTGTATTATCAATAAACTAAGTTAAAATGGACAGGTCTTTCAAGTTATATGATTTCAACGTGTACTCAAACAATGAGACGTCAAGTAGTGGTAGCGAAGAGGAATATCAAAGTCATCGCGATTCTTCCAACTACATGATTCAAATGTTTGGAATAAACGAACAAGGTAAGTCGGCTTGCATATTGGTGGAAGGTTTCAAACCCTTCTTTTATGCGATGACGGATGACGCGTGGGACATGGCAAAAAAGGCGCGCTTTAATGAAAGCATCAAAGCAAAGTTGGGTAAGTATTACGAGAAATCTATTACAGGTTGCAAACTTATTAAACGAAACAAATTGTACGGGTTTGACGGCGGCAAGGAGCACAAGTTTGTTCGCCTCGAGTTTGAGAATGTTGCCTCGCTCAACAAGGCGAAAGGGTTGTGGTATGGCGCCTATACAAAGACGGAGAACGGCAGAAGCGAGCGCAAGTTGTTGCCCGAAGGTCTCATATTTGAAGGGACGCCGACGCGCCTATACGAGGCAAACATCCCGCCTCTGCTGAGATTCTTTCATATTGAAGATATCAGCCCTTCAGGTTGGGTGTCTCTGCCCCCCAAAAAATCATTTGAAGTGAGCGGCAGCGACAAGAAGACAAATTGCGATTTCGAATACGTTATAAACTGCAAGGATATCGTTCCGTTGAACGACAAGGAGACGCGCGTCCCATATAAGATTTGCAGTTTTGATATTGAGGCCGGCAGTAGTCATGGTGACTTCCCAGTGCCCGTCAAGTCCTACAAGAAGTTGTCGACGAATATCGTAGAGTATTTTGAAAAAATGACAATCGCCATCACACCAGATGCGTGCAGGGAGCTCTTAACACGGATAATTCAGGTCGCATTTGGGTTTGACAAATCAATGGACGAGATTGACCTGGTTTATCCCAAGAAACGGCCAACCAAGCCTGAGGTCGATACCATGACAACAAAATGGCTCAGTGCACAGGCGCGATTTATAAACAAGGTTGAACAGCAAAAAACCAACTCTATTGAGTCATTATTTGCGAAAATGCATCAAGACGAGGAACAAGACGACGCGGAGTCATTCGGTTTCAAAAAATACACCAAGGCTTATACAAAAAACACCGCTACCATCGTAGACATCTTGTGCGACAAAAAGTTTGAACGCGAAGGGAAGTTGAATGAGTTGACCTATTCGTTGAATGCGACTTTTCCAGGTCTAGAAGGCGACAAGGTCACGTTCATCGGGTCCACATTCTTGAGATACGGCGAAAGCGAGCCATATAAAAACCATTGTATCATCTTGAATACGTGCAGCAAGCTTCCAGTCGAAAATAGCGAGCAAGAGTCATATTCCACCGAGAAGGAGGTTCTCCTGGCCTGGCAACGACTTATTCAGCGCGAGAATCCCGATATTATTATTGGTTATAACATCTTTGGTTTTGATTACAACTTCATGTTTCATCGTGCAGAGGAAAACAATTGCACTGCGCAGTTTCTCAAATTGTCGAGGAACATTGACGAGGTTTGCGCAGAGAAGGACCGGGATTCGCAGCAATACAAGATAGAGGAAAGCACTATTCAGCTTGCGAGCGGACAACATGATTTGCACTTCATTAAAATGAATGGTCGGTTTCAGATAGATTTGTATAACTTCTTCCGTCGTGAGGAGAATCTGACCTCTTACAAGCTGGACTATGTTGCAGGCCATTTCATTGGCGACTTTGTAAAAAAGCTCGATGTGGACCGCACCGCAGGAACAACCACCATTCACACGACCAATCTTACAGGCTTGTTGGAAGGCAGCTATATTCATTTTGAGGAGATTGCGCATACAGTAGATTATTACAACGATGGCGCGAAATATCAAGTGGGTCTAGTAAACAAGAAGGAGAAATGGTTTCAGCTTGCACGAACGGATGTCTCGCCTGACATGCAAAAAAAGGTGCGTTGGTGCATGGCAAAGGATGACGTAACGCCAAAGGACATCTTTCAAATGACAAATGGTACAGACGATGACCGAGCAATCATCGCCAAGTATTGTATTCAGGATTGCAACCTCGTCCACTATTTGATGAACAAGGTGGACGTCTTGACCGGCTTTGTGGAGATGGCAAAGATTTGCAGTGTGCCGATGAATTATTTAGTTATGCGTGGTCAGGGTATCAAGCTTACAAGTTATATCGCGAAAAAATGCAGGGAAAAGCGGACACTGATGCCTGTCATGGAAAAGGGTGACCTTGACGACGGATTTGAAGGCGCCATCGTGTTAGAACCCAAGTGCGATTTATATCTGGATAATCCAGTCGCTTGTGTGGATTACGCGTCACTATATCCGTCGTCCATGATAAGTGAGAATTTGTCGCACGATTCAAAAGTCTGGACACGAGAATATGATTTGGCGGGTAATATGATTGAAGAAACGGGCGAAAAGGACAAGGACGGCAAATTCTTGTACGGAAACTTGCCAGGTTATGAATATGTGCAGGTTACATATGATACGTATGTATATGTGCGAAAATCGCCATCGGCTGCTGCGGAGAAAATCAAAAGCGGACGAAAGATTTGTTGCTTTGCGCAATTTCCGGTGGGCACTAGAGCCATCATGCCGTCCATATTGGAGGAATTATTAACTGCGCGCAAGACGACGCGAAAGCTGATTCCGCAACAGACGGACGATTTTATGAAAAATGTCTTGGATAAGCGTCAGCTGGGATACAAGTTAACAGCGAATTCCTTGTATGGACAATGTGGTGCAAAGACGAGCACCTTTTACGAAAAAGACGTGGCGGCCGCGACCACTGCGACGGGCCGATTATTGTTGACGTATGCAAAACGTATCATTGAGGAATGTTATGGCGATAACATAGTAAATACGGATAATCATGGTCCTGTACGCACAAAAGCTGAGTACATATATGGTGACACGGACAGCGTATTCTTCACATTTAATTTACAAACGCTGGATGGAAAACCGATTCGCGGAAAACAAGCGCTAGAAATTACGATTGATGTTGCGCAACAAGCAGGACATCTAGCATCAAGCTTCTTGAAAGGTCCGCACGACCTAGAATATGAAAAAACATTCATGCCGTTTTGTTTGTTGTCCAAGAAGCGATATGTTGGCATGTTGTATGAAACAGATGCGAATAAATGCAAACGAAAGGAGATGGGAATTGTTTTGAAACGCCGCGATAATGCGCCCATAGTAAAGGACATTTATGGCGGAATCATTGACATTCTTATGAAGCAACAAGATATTCAAAAGGCGATGGATTTCTTGCGCGGATGTCTACAAAATATAGTAGATGAAAAATATCCGATGGAGAAGTTGATTATTACAAAGTCGCTGAGGTCAGGATACAAGAATCCAATGCAAATTGCGCACAAGGTTCTGGCAGACCGAATTACGTCAAGAGACCCAGGTAACAAGCCAGGCTCAGGGGACCGAATCCCATTTGTATATATTCACAATACGAGCAAAACGGCGCTTCAAGGCGAAAAGATTGAAACGCCGACATATATAGTAGAAAATAATCTCAAGATTGATTATTCGTTTTATATTACGAATCAAATCATGAAGCCAGTGCAGCAAGTGTTCGCGCTAGTCTTGGAGAAGATTTGGACTATGCAAAATAAAAAGGCCAAGCTTATGAAATTCAAAACCGAGGTTAAGTCATTAGAGGCGAGTTGCGACCCGGAGAAGTTTGACGACAAGCTGGAACAATTAAAGAACAAGGAGGTCAAGGCGTTGCTATTTGATGAATACTTGCGCGATACGAATAATGCCAAAGCGGGAACACAAGCGCTGACATCATTCTTCAAAACAAAGGCCAAATAATTTATGTAAAAAACCCGATAAAAAAATATCCCAATAGTTTAGGTCATGAGCGTGTTGAATATAATACAATATTTATACTGCAATAAAATAAAATTAATGTTGTATGCCTTTTTCTTATTTATATTTATAAGTCTAATTGGTATTATAATTTTTGTTTTTATAGCCTGGATAAGCTACATATGTATAAAATATATGAAATTAAAATTGTCTGGGGAATTGAATAACATAATGGAATACAATCCTGCATGCAAAAGTGTATTGAATACATATGGCGATTTTCGTATAAAACGTATACATCTAATGAGAGCGCCGATTGATACAAAAATTGATTTATTGTTTAATCTACTTTCTTTTTATCATTGGAACAAATGCAAACCGCCAGTTACGTATCACATCGGTTTATTATTTGAAGTTGAAGTATCTAAAAATGTGTCAAAGCATATACTAGTTGAAAAAATCAACGGAATCTATGTTAAAACCGATTACAATATCACACAAAACAGCGAATTAATCCCGATAAAATTTAATAAACGTAAAATGCATACGATTAATAATGTGCTTCAGGAGACACAAAAGCGCATGGGATTATTTCATTTTTATAACTGGAGTATGAATAGTCATTGTCAGATATTTACATACAACATATTGAAAGCTATTAAACCAAAAACAAAATACAAGCAATATTTTGACATGAAATGGTTTTCACCAAGTTTTAGTAACATGTTTCACGAGTTTGGTCTCCATTTATTCAATTATTGTCTTAAATTGTCATCATATCATTACATAATACAGAATTAAATATGTAAAAATAATCTATATTTTTTATTGCGCAAGTATATTATGACAGATTCAAATAATAATATAACCGAGACAAATGTTATCTCCGACGAAAAGGAAGAGAAACAAGAACCAAGTAAGATTAAGCAAGAAAGTAATGAATTAGTACAAGAAAATATCTCTCTAGCAGACGATACGCCGGCTACAAATGTATGCAAAGCAACTAATAAACAACTTACTACTTGCGATGCATTTGTAACAAGTATTACACAAAATTATAAATCTTGGGTATGCATGTTTGTAGCAATCTATTTTGTATCCAAGCCAAATTTGATTGAAGGATATTTTACATTTGGAGTAATGTTATTGTTTTCGTATTATATTCATAAAGAAACGCATGCTGTTAGAAATTTTTTAACGATTGCACATCACTATCATCATGAACACAACAATTTTATATCCAATTTTGTGCAAATATTATTAGAATTTCAAGCAGGTTGTGGTCTTAATATGTTGTTCCATTATCTTTTCAATGGAAGATTTTTCAACACTTGGGCTATGATGCTGTCTTATTTGTTTTATACGTCGGTTCATAATATCAATTACTCAATATATCATGTAAATCATATACACGAATTACATCACAAATACCAAGATACAAATATGGGTCCTGACATTTGTGATATTATTGGTGGAACAAAAAACGAGAATATGCCCTCGAATGAGTATATTGAAAATACAGACCACTACATACTCAATATAATAGTTGGCGCCATTATCGTATTAATTATACAAAACTTGTATTCAAATGATAGTTATAAAGAAATTATGCATTCAATCGCAAATTATTCCTTATCAGCTGCAGCAATATTGATACTTATAATTACAACTTATATATATATACACGATGATAGACCTACTCATATAGTCAAATAATTGGTTTTTACAAATCTAATAGACAATATGACAAGAATCTTACATGCAATCATAGTCCACGAATTAATTAATAACTCAAGTTGAGATTCATACAATCGTCTGGATTTATATAAAATGCCTGCCTTTTTCAATTGTTTTCTTCTATCATTTGCAAGGCTTTTCCCCAAATATTTTTGCTCTAAAGCAGTTAGTGGGCAATTATGAAGAATTATATTTGCAATGGCGTCCAGTGAAATTATTATTAATAATATTATCAAGTGTACTGGGTCATTATCTAATAGCATAATGAAGCAACCAAACCCAATTATTATATAATGGCAAAGTGTATAATAATATCCAATTACCTGTTTACGAATTTGTTTGTCCTGAAACCATTTCAATATTTGGGTGGTTATAGTTCGAACAATATTTGTATCATCCATTAGTTGTTACATTTAAATACAACTAAAATTTATAATAATAAACGCGACATGTGGGATTTGATTCAACTAATATTTAGCAAGACATCAAATGCGGTAAAATATAAGTATTTTAAAATAATTATCTTATAATGGCAGATAGTGTTCAATACAAATCTTTGCCCGAAGTATTATATTGTAAAACGTGTAATTATTATACGTGCAATAAAAAACAAATTGACAAACATTTTCTTTCAAGCAAACATATTAAAAATACTTCTATTTCTGTGGAGCTTCCTCTTCCTGTTCCCACAGCAGTAGAACCAGCGGTAATAGAGGATGCATTGCCATCAGATTCAGATATTCCTGTGGCGCCACCAAATACTCCAACCCCATTGATATGCGAATGTTGTGGAAAAATATATAAGCGCAAAAGAGCATTACTTCGTCATCAACAGAGTAAAAAAGAAGAAGAACAAAAACAGCAAGAAGAGCCAGAGACAAATAGTTCTCTCGCCGAACAAGAAAATGACAATCAAGCACTTGAATTGATTAGCGACGGCGATGGCGACGACAATTCATCTAACATAGAGTTTGAATATATAACTATTGACCCTCTAATTCTCGACCCAATAATTATAAATAATGATGTCATGTATTTCCTGCACGCATTTATTTATTCAATTGATATTGTAATGGGCATTTCTGTATATATTAATAAATTTTTTTCTTTTTTTTCACTAACATCTGACGACGATATTAATTAATTAATTATGTTGTGGGAACTTTTAACAGCCCACAACATATAATGTATTCCTAACTGGCTTAAAGACCGCCACCCGCTCACATTCACAAATACTTCTTGTCGATAGCCGTACTCTCCGCTACGCGGCGGATTATCTTGCCAAAGTCTCTCTTCTCATCTGCTTCATCCACCGGTCCAATAGCTTCCATATTGATTCTCAAGTATTGGTCATTTTTCCTGCTGTTGTATTCCGTGCAACCTGGATTTGCCTTTTTCCAATCATCTACTCTCAAAATATTCTTATGAGTGAGTTGTTTGATAATCTTTCTGAGTCTGTCTAGGTTTGCATTGTCGCGTTCCCATTTGTTATCGTCCTTGATATGTATTATTTCTCTCTTGACGTCACTACAATGAATGGGTCTCTTGGTTATATCTAGGATATTCAGGCGGTCAACAAAGAGTTTGGACATGCCTTCGGCAAAGCCTACTTCGCCCATCCTTTCCAATTCGGTCATGCTCAATTCAAGCGATTTAATAAAATCTTTCATGTTCATGGCATCCTTGCAGGTCTCGTTCAAGAAAACCTGGAGGTTGAATGTCTTGTTGTGGCTATTTGTATGTATCGTGTTGTTATTATTTGTATTGCTATTCTTCGCGACCTCTATCATGGTCTTGTTTTGCTCCATCATCTGATTACTTTGCTGTATTAGTAAGTCCTTGAACTCTTGGTTTTGCTTGACCAGTTCCAATATCAAAGTCATTTGCATATCCTCTGACGATGTCTTGAGTGGTTGTTCGGGTTGTTTAGGTTGGGGTAATATATCTATGATGGTATTATTTATTATGTCGGTGCATGTTTTTTTATGTCTAGATAATCCCTGCCGATATTTATAAGTATTACCGCACATACATACAAGTGGTAGGGGATTATTGTCACCACAGGTAACCATGTTTGTCATCTTTATATGTTTTGGGGTGGATATATGTTTAGAATAATCCTTTTTATTACACGTATTATAGTCACATATATCACATTCAAATTTTATAGGGGATTTATTCGTAAAAATTGTAACCATTCTCCTTATTTAATGGTTATATAAAAATCCCCTAAAGAATCCGCGCCAAAAAAATAAAAAATTTAGCGTCACAAAATTTGAATTATTTTTTTTGTGACCAGACCATAAAATTCAATTATGGTCACAAATCATCGATTTCTCAAAAGTATTTTAGGATATTCAAAAATGGACATTTATAAATGTCCAATTTCGATTTCTTGAAAAAGGATTTGGAGTAAAAAATCGATAATTTGCAATGTGGGCCCCACAACCCACAAACTAATATTTTAAGTACGTTCCATATATAATATTTCGGATTCTTGTGTTTTTATGACCTTTTCAAGAAAGGGTTGTATGTTATTTGGTTTATCTAATAATTTTTTACTCATATGAATCGCCATGGAATGATGTGGTATCATGCCTAATTTGTATTGCGTTTCGGAGACCATAAACTGAGTTCTTATGCACCATATATTACTTACAACCAATACCAATCCGAACATAAATACGCGCATCTCCTGATAATACAATCCCATAAAACAAAACATCCACCCCGTCATAAGTAGAATCATGTATGCGTCATTCAGACTTAAACGCACATCCTCGTATTTGTCAACCCACATATTCATGGTGGATAGCAACCCAGATAAAATCATTATAAAAAACATGACAACATAGTGATTACTTTGTCCACTTGTGGTTGCATGTAAATGTTTCATTATATATAAAGTATATAATAAAAAACTGCAAAAAGCGTTCAATTTATTTATCGTCTGTCTTGTATAAATGTATCAAACGTGAATGCATTTGCGGATGCATCATATGTTAAATTTTCAATATTGTTGTTGAATAAGTTGGCCAAAATTTCACTGGTTGCATTATCGTCAAACATATTTTGAAATGCTTGATTTGTAAGACTATCCATAATACTACTAAGCTGGTTATTTAATGTAGACATAGACGCAGCATCGGAGTCAGAATCCACCAAAGGAGGAGCAGCTGCATTCAGCGGTGTAGGAGGCGTAGCCGGTAGAGGAGGAGCATCTACATGGTCACGAATATCAAATCTACAAACGGGACACCTCACATTTGTTTCAAACCATGTAGCTAATTCAGCGCGATTAAATATGTGTCTACAATTATTAATTTGTGTGACTTCACTATTCGGTTGAAAAACCTCCAAACAAATTGGACATCTATCATTTGTCGGCGTTTGAATATTTTCATATAATCTGTGTGTTGTTGCTGTAGAAATTTGACGAGGCGTTGCGACGACGTTTACAGGGTCATTAAAATTCCCCATGGCTCGTGAAATAATTGCTCTTGGAAACGTTCTTGGAGCTCGTACGGGTCTCTGAATCGGAGGAGGATGGCGAGGTGGCGGTGGGAAGCCAGACCTGTGTGTTGGTGCCGGCATATGCTGATGAGTATCAACCGGATTTGCAGTATTTATATTTACTGGAGCCGTCTGGTCAATAGTATAATAATGTCCATTAAAATAGAATAAATTGCTTGGATTTTGATTTTGATTTTGATAATTCTGATTATGCTGTTGTGGCGCATGCAGCAATTGACTATATAGAAACTCAATATGTTGTAAAATAGTATTGTACATTTCCTTGTACGTTTCAATCATAAAACGTTGGTCAGCATTGATAGTATAGACTCTATCTGACGTGTTAACACGACGATTATCCAAAAAGGAGTTTCCCCTTCTAGTCACAAATCCGATATTTTTCTGTATTTCTTCTAAAGAACGATATAGTAGACTTATATTTCGATATACAAATGAAGAGTTCATTATTATATACTATATCAAATATGTTTAAATATATTGCGTAATATAGTATTATACCATGGAAATTTACAAACATAAAGGGCTAACCGGGTTAGCAAACCTTGGAAATACCTGTTTTGTAAACACATGTTTGCAAATTCTATCACATACTTATGAATTGAATGATTTATTAAATGATGAAAAATATAAAACGCGTTTAAATAACAAATATGAAACGGCCTTGTTGGTGGAGTGGGACAATTTAAGGACTATGATGTGGAAGGAGAATTGTATTATATCCCCCGGCAAATTTATTAAAACCTTGCAAAAATTAGCGCAATTGAAGAACGTAAGCCTGTTCACTGGTTTTGCGCAAAATGACCTGCCCGAATTTTTGTTGTTTGTGATTGATTGTTTTCACATTTCTTTGCAGCGGGAGGTAAAGATGTCCGTTGTAGGAAAGGCGATGAATCACACAGACACATTGGCGGCGGAATGTTTTGAGATGATTAAAAATATGTATAATAAAGATTATTCAGAGATATGGAACATGTTTTATGGGATTCATGTGTCGCAAATAACGGCCATCAATAACAACGCCGAAATATTGAGCAGACGTCCGGAGCCCTTTTTTATGGTGGACTTATCTATTCCACAACACATTAAAGAGCCGACATTATTGAATTGTATGGATTTATACGTGGAAGGCGAAACCCTCACGGGCGATAATGCGTGGTTTAATGAGAAAACGAATCAAAAGGAGGACGTAAGGAAGGGAATAACATTTTGGAGCTTTCCGACGATTTTAGCGATTGATTTTAAGCGATTTAATTCAAGAGGCATTAAGAACCAATGCTTAATTACGTTTCCCTTGGATAATTTAGATTTGTCCAAGTATGTGGTCGGGTATAAAGCGGCGAGTTATGTCTATGATTTGTTTGCCGTTGCAAACCATACGGGGTCGTCTCTAGGCGGCCATTATTATGCAATAGTCAAAAATGCAAATGGTAGATGGTATACCTTTAATGATACGAATGTAACTGAATTAGCCGATTTAAACCATATAGTGTCGCCCAAGGCATATTGTTTGTTTTATCGCAAAAGAAAAAATGCTGCTTAATCCCGTTCAATATTTTATTAACTTTTTTAGTAAAAGTTAATAAAAACAAGTAAGTCCTATTTATAGTTTTCTGGCTAAAATCCAGCATTGACAAACGTTCCTTTCCTCATTTGTAATAACATTATTATTGTTTAATTCATTATAACCAGGCCAGGAATGTGTATCCCATAATTTTTTAATATAATCAAAATTACCCCATTGTCCAATTTCAATAATTTCAAAATTGGCTGATTTAAACAACATTGCAAGACCCATTGGCGTATATCCATTATAATGAATAGGCGTCAAATGAGGAATGTTTAATGTCGGAACCGAAGTAAATACATAACCACCAGGTTTAACTACATTATATATTTGTTTTACAGCTTCAAATGGATTATATAAATGTTCAATAGTTTGATTAAACAGAAAAAAGTCAAACTCGTTTTTAAAATGATTTGAAATAGTGTGTAAATCATATTGGGGATAAGCAAGAATAGTTTTTTTTGAAGGGCTAATAAATTCTATTTCTGGGTCAGAATCACATGTATAACCAAGATGTTCAACCTTAATATTATATTTTTTAATCCATTCAATGAAATCTAAAGTGCACCATGTTCTTGGGAAATCATAATTACCCCAATTATAATTATACATTTTTACAGGACACTTAGGCAATGTTTCATATTTTTTAAAATATGATGACGGCAATCTAACTTTATTGTAATATATATTTTGTAATTCAGCTTCACTAAACATTATATAATTTACATAATTTAAAAAATAATGACAATAAACGCAATTGTTTATCCTGTAGTAAAATCTTGCGTTTGAAGTATTAAGACTCCTAAATTTATGGTTGATTTAGAACCAAAGAGAGAAAAAGGAAACGTCGTTAATTATCATTTTTAGAATAATATTTTTAATTACATATATTAAGATGCAAGTAAATACAGATGCGACATTAGACCCAAGCGTTACATATAATTATTATGATTCATTGAACAATGTAAACATTACGCCAAGCGTAGTCATTATTATTATTGTGGTTTTAGTGGTATTTATTGGGATATTCGCCTCTTTAGGAAATTCATGGGAAGGTTCGGCCGATGGAACTGGAAATAACGAATATCAAAAGGGCACAACATTCTTTGGTGTATTGGCCGGAATCGTGTTTTTGTTTATTATAATATTAGGCGGCGTAGACTATTTCTATGGAACCACGATATATGCTTCTGGGAAAAATTTGTTTACAAACACTCCTGAAATTGATATTACATTGGACCAGCGACAGAATAAAGACCAGCAACCAGCCTCTCCAGCTCCGTTGAATGTATCTAGTGAACAAGTATTTAACATACCTGGAAACTATTATGGATACGAAGACGCAAAGAGTTTATGTACGGCATATGGGGCGCGTTTAGCAAGTTATGATGAGGTGGAGAATGCACATAAAGATGGTGCCGAATGGTGTAATTATGGTTGGTCACAAAATAAACTCGCACTCTTCCCTACTCAAAAATCAACCTATGATAAATTGCAAACTATTCCTGGACACGAAAATGATTGTGGGCGACCGGGTATAAATGGCGGATATATGGAAAACGAAAAAATAAAATATGGAGCGAATTGCTTTGGTAAAAAGCCCGACATTACGCCAGACGAGATGATGCTCATGAGTAATACAACCCCTTATCCTAAAACGGAAAAGGATATTGCGATGGAAAAGCGCGTAGAATATTGGAAGTCCAAATTGAGCGAGATTCTAGTTTCTCCATTCAACTACAACCAATGGAGTCGCGTTTAAAAAATATGAATTATGATATCCAACACACGATATCATAATACACTCTTACATATACCTACTTCTTAAGTTTTTTCGTTTTTTTTGCTTGCTTAGCACCCGCAACTAGCACAAATTCGGCCTTTCTTGTACCAGCCTTTCGTTTACGCTTTTCATTTTCAGATGCAAGATTGAGTAATTTATCAAACAAGTCGTTACTTATATCGTCTTCTTCATAAATATTGTCTTGTTTACAAGGCTGATTTTTTTGTTGTATGTAAAAAATACCTGCAGGTACGGACAAATTTTTAAACATGTCAGAAACATGAGGGTGAATACTATTACCAGAGGAGTGTCTCGTTTCCTCTTCCTCATCTTCCTCATCATCATCATCGTCGTCGTCACCATTTCGCGCAGTACCAGTACCACGTAAAAAGGGTGTCAACCCCATCATGGGAGATTTGCCTTCTCTCAAGAGTGCAGAATTCACACTAAATCCACAACTGGTTATTTCTCCATTTGGTTTTTTGCAAAAGATAAATTCGTCTTCATTATAAACTGGTCCATTTGAATCTGTATTATCCTCATCAGTTATAATTACTATTGGTTTCTTCATATATATTATTAAAAGCGTTTAATTTCAGAAACTAATTTTATTTCACGATTTTCTTTCAAGTAATTAATTATTTGTTTTACTTGATTTTCGTTTTTGATGATTTCGCCTAAAGATGTTTCCAAATACTTGTATGTTAATGGTGCGGGCACCCGCGTATTCACAAACTTCAAATTGCCATCGCTAATTTGCACAGATTTATTGAGCAAGTTATTCTTTTGAACTATTGACTGAATATTTTCATTGACGGAACTTCTCTTTTCGCGTATTTCTCTTGCCTTTTCATTTAAAATTTTTAGTTGATTATCCAACAATACCCATTGTTTAATATTTTCTTCAAAACTCATTTTTTGAGATATAAATATAAAATAATTTAGGACATGTTCTGTAATTATTTATATCGTGTAAATATATAATGGCACGTACACGACGAAGAATGAATCGTTCACGCAAAGCAGGAGCTGCAACGGCAAATGCAGCAATGGCGAATATAATGGCGCGAGCAAAGTCAACTAATAAAAGCATCGCAGCGGCGATTGGAGGGCGTCGCACACGAAAGCAACGGGCCACTATACCTAAAAGTGTAGCAATGCGCGCAATTAAGGCAAATAGACGCGTAGCATCTGCTGCTGCAGCGGCCATTGGCGGACGACGATGGTAAGCGGTGGTTTGGTGGCCGAGGATTAAATTTATTTGTAATAATGTAAATACAAATAAATAAACTGAAAATAAAATTATTTAACGCCTAAATCTGCGGCTGCGTCTAGATTTGTTCATACGGCTCTTACGACGTCCATATCTGTTTTGTAAAGCAAGAAGACCAAAGGGCACAACGGCTTGGTTAATAACTTCGCCCATTAAGAATCCACCTCGCTTTTTAGTCATGCGTCCACGTCTACGGCGACGTCCTCCAGCGCTTTGGATTAGCGACAAGTTCGCAGGAGTGGGAGTTTGGGATGCAGGAAGCACCGTGAAAGAGTTGCCTAAAGTTTTGGAACCAATATCAAATACAGAGTTGTATTGTTGGTCTTCATTTCCGTATTTGCCTTCTACCCAACCAGCCCCTCCACCTCCATTGTTGGAGTAGTTAACAGTTGCATAATTGCCAGCAGTAAGATTATTGCTTGCTCCTCCTAGAAACCCTCTATTCTTATTTGAGCGGCGTCTAGATTGTCTTTTGTTACGTCGGTTAGTTCTAGCCATTTATATATTAAACAAGGATAAAATTTATTCTGCCTTTGTGAAAATTCCTTTATTACGCATAAACCATATAAATAATGCCAAGTTTGCTAAAACCATTACGAAAATCATAAATAGTAATAAAATAGTTACATAC